TTATTCTTCCTCTATAATGTTGATTTCCGGGAATTCGCCTCTTGTTTTCCAAAGAGCCATGAAGCTAAACCTTTTAATGGATTTAGCTACGTCAGAGTAAGGGACTCGAAAAGATTTTCTGATTACGTTGATTTGTTTTTCATCTCGCGTATTCTCCATAATCTGAGTCGCGGAGTGACCGTACTTATTTTTATCCAAGAGCAACACGATGCAGGCGACACTTTTACTTTCTGATATTCCGCGAGAGTTCTCATCTCCTAAACCAAAACCTACGATAAAATACTTATCGGAACTAATACCGTTATTTGTACATAAGTCTTGCACACCACTAAGATCGCTATTGTCGATACTGATAATACCTTTCCAATCGCTATACTTTGTATAGGCAATCGAGTTTAATAATTCTAAGTTTTTCATACCTGTATACATTATATATTAGGGTTACTCTTCGGGGTTGGCGGCAATATTTGGAGTACTATAAACAGAATGCCGCTGTGCGCTTTTGTTTTGTCCTTTCTTTTTTAATTCGCTGATCTCTGCCTGTAGGTGGGTGTTTTCATTGATTTGTTCACCCAGTCGCTGCCGGAGGTCTCCAATTTCTTTAATCAATTCCCGGGTCAAGTCCTTATTTTCACTATCACCACATCCACTATCGCTTTTCTGTTCGTTTTTCAGCATTGATCCTTTACCGGTGAGAAGCCATTCAGGAGAAATATCATACGACACAATTAATTTTGCAATATGATCAGTCGCTACATTCATCCTTCCTTTCAGAATTTCTGAAAATGTACTGCTTTTAAGGCCTAATAATTCGGCAATATCTCCCTTTGATACCCCGCTTCTGTGATTTATCAGATATTCAATTGCCTCTGAAAACCTATTATTTATTGAATTTTTATCCATTAAAGTAAAATATATTTCATATTTTCTGAAATTATATTTGTTTATTTCAGAAATTCTGTATTACTTTGCATTCATGGTTGATATAAACCACGCCATAAAGGTAGGTATATTTTAAAAGTGAATATATGGAAACAAAATTTTTAACAAATCCAAAGTTGCCGCCGTTTCTTCCCCACGGATGGAAAAAGGAGGTTGCGAAAGTGCTGGGAATACACCCGAATACGGTTATGCGTAACCTGAAACGCGGAAAAGGTGATGTGTATAATAAGATCGTACGGGCAGCAGCAGCCAAGTACGGTGAAAAACAGGAGGCCGGATCATGAAAGCAAAACTGATCCTTATAAATTTTATTGCGTCCTGGTTCGGACTTTCGATTGACACGGAATATTTACCGCTGTGGGCTTCCTTGCTGGCGGTCGCATGGTTTCTCGTTTCGGGTACGCTGTTTTTACGGTCAGCCCGGAGAGGTGATTTCAGAGGAATGGAAAAACAGTTTAAAATTGATGAATTATGATAAAGAAATTACTAAAAAAACTCCTCGCACCTGTGATACGAGAAGTTATAAAGGAAAGGGAGGATGAAATCACCGAAACCACTTCTCGAGTTGTTCAGGATCTGCGTCGTACTTCTCCTTGAATTCTTTGAATTTTGCTTCGATTATTCGGTTATAAGCATCTTTTTCAGATCCAGTTAGCGAATCTTTAAGAGCGTCTAATCTGACAAAAATCGCAGAAAGCTGAAGGTTGATACCTTGTAATTTTTCTTTCTCACTCATATGGTTACTATTTAAAAAGTTAGGCAAAACAAAGGTAGTAATTTTTCCCGAACGGCATACACCCGGGTTCAAGTCCCGGGCGGGAGCAAAATAGATGAATACCCAACAGCGGAGCCTTTTAGGCTGCTATTTCGATGATGATGAAGTCAATGAAAGACTTGGAATTTGTGTCCCGCAAACGGTATGACTGACCAGACAGTTAGGGATGGCGCTCCGGAAAGACGGGATTTGTGTCTCCGCAAAGTAGCTAAGGTTGGCACCTCGACCAGGGATGGCACCCCGGAAAGACGGGGAAATTTTAAGTGACAAATATGGAATGGTATAACAAAATACTCGCGGTAACATTCAGGGAACTGACGGAACCAAACCCGGAAGCGTCGGAAAATGCTGCCGGCATGACGGTTTTGAGTATAGCAAATTATAAAAAGCTTACACGCCTGAATAAAATAAATGTCCTACGCCCCGGCAAAGGCCTTGGTCACCCGGCCTTGGTGGAATACGAGAGTTTGCCCGCCCGGTTCAAGGATAGGTTCAAGTTGATATGGGGTGATCCTTACGCCCTGGTAAAAGAGAGCATGATGAAAGACGATATCATTATTGACCGGCACGCGAGGGAGTTTTACTCCGAATATATATTGAAGGATGGCACGCGTATGCAGGATGAATTTGTAGAAGAATACACGATGAACGCGTCGGTGTTGAACTTGCTTCTTTCGATGATGAAAAACATGAAGGCGTCACGGCGAATGCTTAATAATAGTACACCAATTGATTTTTCCACGATCCACGAAACATCTGAAAGGCTACGCCGGAACCCCGGGCACACGCTGCCGGGATCGGCCGCCCGCTTGCGCGCGAAGATGAATGAATACAACAAGAGACATGATGGCAGGTATAATTACGAGTGTTTGATCTCGGGTAAGCTGGGCAACACCAACACGGTCAAGATCACCGGGGAGGGCGGGACGTTCCTGGTCATGCAAAAGCGTCGCCGCGTCCCGGTGATGAGCGACATGCAGATCATGCTCGAGTATAACCGGGTGGCACCCAATTACGGTTGGAAACAACTCGAAAGCGTGGAGTCGGTCACCAACTTCCTGAATGCCCCCGAGAACATCCAGCGATGGTATGACGCGGTATATGGCGAGTTGAAAGCCTTCCGGAAATTCGGGTACAAGTTTAAAACGATCCTTCCCGACAAGCGCGATGCACTATGGTATGGCGACGGCACGAAACTCAACCTCTATTACCGGGCTTATGAGGGTGGGCGCTGGGTCATGGAAACAACACAGGTGTACGAAGTAATGGACGCATTTTCTGAAACATTACTCGGTTACCATATCTCTGATTCGGAGAATTACACAGCGCAATATAACGCTTATCGCATGGCTGTTGAAACCGCTCAGGCACGACCCTTTGAAATTGTGGTGGACAACCAGGGCGGACACAAGAAACTTGATAATTCCGGTTTCTTGAAGCGTATTTGCCGGATGCAACGCAACACGGCCCCGTACCGTCCGCCATCCAAAACAATCGAACATGTATTCGGCAGGTTCCAGCAACAAGTGTTGCATGAGGACTGGCGGTTCACGGGGCAGAATATTACCGCAAGATCGGAAAAAAGCCGTCAGAACCTTGAGTTTGTCGAGGCCAATATAGAGAATTTATACACCCTTGACGAATTAAAAACCGCATATGCCAAGGCGCGGGAGGACTGGAACAACCGCCCGCATCCGGCAACCGGTATCCCGCGGATGGAAATGTACCTGCAAAGCACAAATCCTGAAGCACAGGGCCTTGATAAACTGGATATGATTGAAGCATTCTGGTTGATAACCCGTAAACCTTCGACTTTTACCGCGTCGGGCATTGAGATCGTCATCGACGGGAAGAGATACACCTATGACGTGTATGGATCAGGAGGGCTTCCGGACTTTGATTTCAGAAAGAAAAACATTGGACGGAAGTTCTATGTGCAATATGACCCGAATGATCTTGCCCAAGTGCGGCTCTACGAAGAAACTGCATCAGGGAAACGGTACGTTGCCGACGCGCAACCGTATTATGAGGTTATGCGTGCAATCCAGGACGCCACGCATGAGAGCAGTTCGTTTGTCCGCCGCGTGATGAAACTGGAAGAACAGATCAGGATTGACACTTACCTTGACAATATACAGAAGGAGCACGCGCACGGCGTGGCGCCGGAGCAATTCGGGCTTAACCGACCACGTCCGAAAGGGTTGTCGAAAAAACGGTTGGTTATTGCGGATAATGGATCACCAGTACCGGCACAGAATAAAAACAAGGTTGAAAACGTGGATGATATCGCAAGGATTGAAAAGGAAATAAGCAACATGACATACGATGAAGTTGTCATGTTGGACAAGCTATAATAATTATAAAAGTCATGATCGGATTATCAGAAAAACAAAAAAAAGAAATCAGGGACTTGCTCGAACAATATTGCGGGAGGTTCAGCAGCAGGAACTCCGCGTCGGAGAGTCTAAAAAATGTTAGCGCATCCACCATACATTCCGTGCTAAACGGGAAGTGGCAAAACATATCGGATGCGATGTGGAAGTCAATCCGTTCGCAGGTGAGCGATTCGACAACAAGTAAAGAGTGGCAGATCGTGGAAACTCCGACTTTCAGGGAGGTGAATTTCGTCCTGTCGCAGGCACAGGAGGAAAAAACAATGATTTGGCTGACGGCAAAAGCCGGGTCTGGAAAAACAACCGCGGCTGAATACTATCGCTCGACGCACAAGGACGTGATTTACTTGCTATGCGATGAGGACATGAGAAAATCAAGTTTCGCGATCGAGTTGGCCCGTGCCGCCGGCATCCGGATCAATACCCAGAAACTGGCGCGCGAAAAGATCATGATCGTTATCGATGCGATTTTGGAGATGGATAACCCGTTGATCATCTTCGACGAAGGGGACAAGTTGTCGGACAACCTTTTGTGCTACTTTATCACGATCTATAACCACCTGAAAGGTAAGGCCGGGATCGTATTCCTTTCCACTAATTACATGCAAAAGCGGATGGAAAAAGGCATCCTGAACGGATGGAAAGGTTATGATGAGTTGGAAAGCCGTATCGGACGGAAGTTCTACGAAGCCGAAGAACCAACCGCTAACGACGTGTATGCCATCTGCATGGCCAATGGCGTGACAGATGAGAAAGCAATCGCCGGGATTGTGAAGGATGCTTCGCAGTGCAACTTCGACCTTCGGCGGGTTGACCGGAAAGTTAAAGCGGTACGAAAAAAGGTTCAACTGGCAGGTAAGTGATATTTGATAACCATTTAAACACTGTTTGAGCAATGATTAAACGCGCGTATGCCCCTTCCGAGATACTGCAAATGAAAAAGAAATCATTCCCGTTTGACGGGGACTGGTTCGATGCTTTCGACAACCCCGAGCAATCGGGCGTGTGGTTCATATGGGGGAACTCGGGTAACGGAAAATCGAGTTTTGTCATGCAGCTATGCCGTGAACTGGCAAGGTTCGGCAAGGTGGTTTTCAACGCCCTGGAAGAGGCGCAAAGCAAGACGATGCAGGACGCGATCTCTCGTTTCGGGCTGGATGCCTTGGATGGAAAGCTTTCGTTCGTTTGCGAGCCCATGGATCACCTATGCGAGCGACTCGCCCGGCGTCGAGGTCCTGACTTCGCGATCATCGACTCGTTCCAGTACACCCGGATCACGTACAGGCAATATATCGATATCAAAGAGGCGAACCGGGGCAAGTTGTTGATTTTCGTGAGCCACGCGGAGGGGAAGCAGCCCGCCGGGCGTGCGGCAAAAAGCGTGATGTATGACGCGGACCTGAAAATCCACGTGGAGGGGTACCGTGCCAGATCGAAGGGACGGTACATTGGTGAAAAGGGATATATCGATATCTGGAAAACGAAAGCCCTGGCTTATTGGGGTGAAAAAACAGACTTTTTATTATGACAATGAAAAACTACTCTGAATTTTATGCGCTCCTGGGCAAATTGCCTGGGGCAACGGACGGGCTCAAGGAGGATTTGGTGAAGCAATTTACCGGCGGACGTACCTCTTCTCTCAGGGAAATGAAAGAATATGAGTACCGGGCCATGTGTGCTTCCATGCGCGGGCGTATGCCTGGAATGGATGAAGGTACTTTTATAGTTGAGATAAAACGCCGTCGGAGCGCAGTCCTGAAACGGATGCAACGGATTGGTATCGATACGACGGATTGGGCTAACGTGGATAATTTCTGCTTGAATCCCCGCATCGCGGGAAAAAGGTTTGCAAAATTGAGTATGGAAGAACTGGCTGCGCTGGTTCCGAAATTGGAAAGTATGCTCCGGAAAAAGGAAGCGAAACGAATGCAGGCTCCAGGGGAATTGTTGAACACGGCACAAGTGTGCTGGAACTAACGAATTTATAAAAGATTGAATTTATGGCAAAACGAGTAAAAAAAGTGATCCACAGCGGGGTCACATCAGAACAAATGGAAACGGCGTTTGCGGAATATGCCGCGGCGGATGCCAGGTTGGCGAAGATCAACGCCACTATGGATGAACAGATCACTCGCATACGCGAGAAATATTCGGATGACATCGCACAATTGACTTCTATAAAAGACAATGCCTTTGAAATAGTACAGGCATACGCGCAGGAAAACAGGGAGGTATTGTTTGCAAAGAAGAAATCACTCGATGCGGCACATGGGACATATGGGTTCCGTACCGGTACCCCGAAGCTAAAAACGCTGAAAGGTTTCACCTGGGAAGCAGTGAAAAACCTGTTGAAGGAGTTTCTTCCCAAATATGTTCGTGTACAAGAAGAGCCGGCAAAGGATAAGCTACTTGCGGATCGTGAAGTGAAAAAAGTGGCAGAAAATCTGGCTAAGTGTGGCATCACTGTCGTTCAGGACGAAACATTCTTTATCGAATTGAAGAAAGAGGAACAAGACGCATGAAAAAACAGCCTGAATACACGTATGAACGGGATGGCGGGATATGGGCTATTATCCGCTGGCGTAAGAATAGCAAAGGAGATGGGTATGTCGGTGAAAAGATGTGTACCTGTATCGAGCAGGAAGATGCCAGGTTTATCGTGTACAAGCTGAATGGATGGAAGTATAAATCTTAATATTAACAATTATGTACAACTGGTTTGAATGTAAAATTAATTACGAAAAGGTGCTGGAAACCGGCATGCAGCGCAATGTTTCTGAACCGTATCTGGTAGACGCGTTGTCGTTCACCGAAGCGGAAGCGAGGACCATTGAAGAGATTAAACCCTTTATCTCGGGTGAGTTTTCAGTTTCCAATATCCGGAAACGGAAGTTTACTGAAACCTTCCTGAATGAAACCGGCGACCGGTATTATGACGCAAAATTGAGTTTCATCACGCTCGATGAAAAAAGCGGTGGAGAAAAACGGACAACCGTTCATATGCTCGTCCAGGCATCGACCATCGACGAAGCTTTGGAAATAGTAAAGTCGGAGATGAATAAAAGCATGATCGATTATTCCATAGTCGCTGTTTCGGAAACTCCGATTATGGATGTATTCCCGTATTCGAATGAAAAAAGTGAAGATTCACCTAATAATAATGATCAAGAATGAAAACATTACAGATTACAGAAGCAAATGCCAGGAAGTTGTACAAGGATGCAACTCCGGAGTTCAAAACGACATTGGAAGATACTTTCGGGAAAGAGTTCTTTTCCGATAAGATTACTGACAGGGTCAAAACCTATGAGGACGCCTGTAGGGTACTCGGTGAAGCGCCGTTAAATGAATTGGCCTGTTTTATTTCCGGTCTCACGCAGGATGAAATATTCTATCGCAAATTAAAAACGATAACAAAGGCATTGAATGAAGGCTGGACTCCTGACTGGTCGGATGGCGATCAAAAGAAATGGTTTCCCTACTTCAATACCTCTTCGGGCTTCGCGTTCCTCGTTACGTATTACAGCTACTCGAATCCGGATGCGGGTGGCGGCTCGCGCCTTTGCTTCAAAACGGAAGCGTTGGCGAGGTATGCGGGAAAGCAGTTCGTTCAAATTTGGGATGATCTGTTGCGGAAATAATTAAATAAAAACGGCTGCCGGGCTTTGTGGGTTGTCCTCTTCGGGCTTCGCGTTCAACGATACGAATTACAACTACTCGAATCCGAATGCAGGTGACAGCTCGCGCAATTGCTTAAAGATATACATAGTCTGGAGCCTTGCCTCTTGGCAAAAGATGACAAATTTGAAAGGTGCTGGTAGGGAAACCGAACGCTCCGAATAGAAAGCAAAGGAATTACAGAGATGAAACGGATCGGTAGCTTATACGACAAAGTTTGCAGCCTTGACAACCTTCGTCTGGCTTATGAGAAAGCCAGGAAAGGTAAATCGAGGCAATACGGCGTCAGGCTCTTTGAGAAGGATGTGGAAGGGAATTTACACCAACTATATCAGGAATTGGCGAGCGGAACCTACCAGACATCGGAATATAGTGTATTCACTATCTATGAGCCGAAAGAACGGGAGATATACCGGCTTCCTTTTTGTGACCGTGTGGTCCATCATGCCATCATGAACATCATGGAGCCGATCTGGACGTCTATTTTCATACGCCAAACATATTCCTGCATAAAGGGCCGGGGTATCCATGACGTGTTGAGCCACCTGAAGCGCGATCTAAAAGACGTGGAGAATACCAGGTATTGCCTGAAGATAGATATCAGGAAATTTTACCCGTCCATTGATCATGATATCCTGAAATCAATCATCCGGAAAAAGATAAAGGATATCCGGATGCTGAAACTGCTCGACGAAATAATAGACAGCGCTCCCGGCGTTCCGATAGGTAATTACCTGAGCCAGTTCTTTGCAAACTTGTATTTGTCGTATTTCGACCACTGGCTAAAGGAAGAACGGAGGGTGAAGTATTACTACCGGTACGCTGATGACATTGTGATCCTGGCAAAAAGTAAGGGGTATTTGCATGCATTGCTTGTTGAGATCAATGATTATCTGGTAACCCGGTTGAACCTGGAATTAAAGGGAAACTACCAGGTTTTCCCGGTCGCTGATCGCGGTATTGACTTTGTCGGGTACAAGTCCTATCACACGCATATTTTGATGCGTAAATCGATTAAAAAAAGGCTCTGCCGGAAAGCGGCGAAGCTGAATAAAAAACAATTAACGGAAAAAGAATACAGGATGCGGATTGCGCCCTGGCTCGGATGGGCAAAACATTGTAATTCGCGTCACCTGCTTAAAATGGTTATTGATAATGAAAAAGTTCTCGGATTTTAATATCGAACCGCTTGATGAGAAGCGAATTTTCGCAGTCCCTGTTATCTCTATCGAGGAGCTTATAAACTGTGAAATTGTTGTGCTGGACTATGAAACGAATATCACGACCATACATGGCCCTAACCGGTACATTGTAAAGATCGAACATGAAGGCATTGAAAAGAAGTTTTTCACTAATGCGGATTCTATCAAGGAGACGCTGGATAAAATTGACAAAAAGGATTTCCCTTTTACGACAATGATCAAAGCGCGACGTTTCGGGGGCGCAAAAAAGACATTTTATTTTACATGATTATGGATATAAGTATAGATTTTGTAATTGTCCTGCTATTTTTAGCGATAGCGTTCGTGTTTGTCCTGGTATGTGTGTCTCTTATAACCGATAACAGGGAATTGAAAAAGCAACGCGACAAAGCCCAGGAGTTATACCTGCGCGAAGTCGAACGGAATATTGAGAGACTGAGAGAGGACGTGTTTAGGGATGACATTGAACTGCTTAATTCTATTAAGTCATGATTACTGAAGTCTCTGCAAAAACGGGTATATCAGTTGATAATTTGCTTGGCCGGAGCCGTGTTTATAAAATTGTAATTGTTCGACAGCTATATTACAAGTTACTCCGGGAGAAAAAAGGTTTGTTAGTGGAGGGTATTGGTAGGTTGTGCGATCGGGATCATTCAACAATATCAAATGGTATTAAACACGCGAATGATCTCCTGGAAACAAAGGATGAATATACAGTACGGATGTGGGATAAAATAAAAGGAATTGAACCATGATAATCGGATTTAAAGAACAATTCAGAGCCCCTATATTGAACGGGACAAAAATTCACACCATACGTGAGGATAAACACGACAGGTGGAAGCCGGGAAAAGTCATTCATATGTCAACCGGCGTGAGGACAAAGTGGTATAATTGTTTCAAAAAGGATATGTGTCGTAATATTCAAAAAATACGTATTGTTCATTGGCACAACACGGTTCACGTTTATATTGATGACTGGTTTTTTGGAGAAGCATTTCACAATAAACTATATGACATACAAACGTATACTCCAAATCTGAAAAAACTCGCGAGAAACGACGGATTTGACTCCGTATCTGATTTCTTTAAGTGGTTCAATCACGATTTCGAAGGTAAAATTATAATGATTATCCGCAATAGTTCCTATTGTAAATTCTTGATTTGAAATCAGGCGCACACGATACGGCGGCTATCAACAGCCTGTCAAACTGGTTCTCGCCGAAGTAACGCCTGTTGAACTTGTAACAGAACTGATTGAGGTAGTACTGTAAATACTCGGGTTTTACCTTGTAATACACGCCCAGGAGCTGTCGTTTGGCATTGCTGATCGCGGTGTGTACCCAAGGCAGCACGTTAGGCAATTCCTCGTGTGGAACAACGGATGCCGTGTGTGAATGGACATGTTCTTTCAA